GTCCATTTGTGTAGAGAGACACAGATGATGTACACCAAGGGCACAGAAGAGCCCCCCGCTAGACCAGCGGGTTCCAATGTCACAACACGTTGTGACTAGGCGAGACCCAAACCAACATTGTTTGGATTTTCGCTGCCGCGGTGAAAGACCGCGGTCCGGGCTCCTTGAGGAGAGGGGCCCGAAGGCCGTGAGGAAAGCAAGCTCCCCGTTCGACGCGCAAGCGCGCGGATTGGGGCATTTCCATCACGGTCCAAGTACGTCTGCGGTAAGGACCGCAGGTCAGGGACACTTGTTCGTGCAAAGACAATGTTCCACCCATCAGTGGTACGAGCCCGTAAGGCATCGACGACCATGAGCGTGCGCTCATCTGTCGTCCGCCAGGGCCCCTCGATGATGGGGATTGGAGCGAAGGACCGATTATCAAATCGCCTACGCCAGAGGTTGCCATTGCGACGGATCTCACGATATCCGACGTCTTTGGTTGGCTTCTCAGGGTCGTCCTCGACCTCCACGTACATGTCTGACTCATCCGCCGTAAAAAGAGTTTCGGCGCAGAGCAATCCATAGAATCGATCGGAGAGTACGATTCCTGAAGAATTCAGGACTGCTTTTGCTGCATCAAGATGCCTGGTTTGTTCCATAACCAGTTGATGAGTCTTCCAAGGAGTATCCCTCTTGGGTCTGGACGGTCGCTTCGAGGGGGGCAAGACGGCCCAATCCCGAACGATCCCGGCGGCAAGGTGAAGATCTGTGTTTGAGATTTCACCGACCAAGCCGAGTCCTCCCAGCCAAGTAGGAACAAACCAGGGCACGCCCCAGCTAGTGAGCTGCTGGAGCAAAACGGAATGATGTTGCATGAACAATCTGTTCACGACCGGCCATTTGTCCGGCGGACAAGAACGAAAGAGAGCAGAGTGACGCTCAGTAATCGTTTTGTCCCCATCATCCTCGTAAGACCCCAAGACGTCGTCAAGACCGACCGCCTTGCCAGAACGCTTCATCCCGTACACCAGCCCAAGATTAATGGCCGGCGCTGCGGTAAAAGGATTCCAACGAATACAGTCTGTTTGACGTTCCCGACCATCCGGATCGGTCACAGTCTTGGTCCACGTTTCCTCACGCGAAGTCGCCTCGTCGTACAGGAAGGTTTCGGAATTAATTTCTGCAAACGACCGGGAAAAGAACGTCTTTCCGATTGACTCAATGAGTCCACCGAATGAAGAGATCTTCCTCCAGGCCTGACGGCCGGTTTCTGTTACCTGAAACAAGCAATCATCGCCATTAACCAAAAGGCGAGCATCCCTGGACGGGATTTTGCGGAGAGAATCGATTTCGAGAGCCCACCTGCACCAAGCAAAGTTTGCGATGCAGAGAACGGGAAAAGAGACAATGGACCCCATCAACTGACCCCACTTCTGATGAAGCACGGGATCTTCCCCTTTACCTGGGAACTCATGACGGGTCATTGCACGGCCGAACAATTCGCGCTCGAGGGGGGAAAGACCAATTTCGTCGCTGATAGCTTCGAGAATGGTTTCCGACACCCAGGGTGCGAAATTGTCGGTTGCTGCTTGGTAGTCTCCGGAGAGGAACGACTTACCAGGGGAAAGCTTGCCCATGCGCTCAAAAACGGCGCGTGCATCAACTGGGCTACCGATCAACTGAAAGACCGGGTGAACCTTGAGAACTCTCCACATAAACTTCTGCAAAGCTTTAAGCACGAAGTACGTGAATGGCGGACCCTTTGAAATGGTACGAATTTTCAAAGCTTCAGGAAGGGAAACCATCTTCACATATGGCTTCTCAACCTCCGCTGCCTCAAGGACACGCTTCCACAGCAGACCTGCTTGAACACGCAGGCCCGTGTCATCAACGAGCACTTTCTTCGGTTCACGTCCATTTGGCAAGGAAGGCCGCATGGGACGTTAGTTGACAGTACCAGCCGGAGTGATCACCCTAGGAACAGGGCGATTCTCAAACGGGAGGTCAAGGCGCTTGGGCGCGTCAACGAACTGAGGATTCGGATTGGGACTCTGCAGGCGTGGATTAGCTGCAAAGTGCTCGCGAATTGTCTTGGTCTTGACAAGTGTTTCTTTCGTGCGCAGAGATTGAAACCATGGGGCCTGAACAATGGCACCCACTGAACCCATCTCATCACGCTTCTTCCCGTAACAAGATTTGGTTGATGGAAACGTTGGCGATATCCGATCGATCGCGCTAAAAACCTGGCCGGCGAACAACTCCTTGACAGAACG